AGCCACTTCCTAGTCCAGCCATGGCATAAGCACTGCCCGGCACTGTAGCCTGTGGCATTGTCATTGCTGTGTAAGGCAGATTAGAACCCTGTAGTTGACCTAAGTAAGTCTGCTGACGGTTGTAAGCTTCCTGAGCACCTGTGAGGTTAGCTTGTGGAACATACTGAGCGCCTGTCTGAGCCGTGTTAGCAGCGTTAAGCATATTAGCGTATACGTTGCTCATACCAGTGTTATACAGGTTAGCTTGGTTTATCCCTTGGGATGCCATGGTATTACCAATGTTAGTGCCTTGTGTCAAAGCATCCAAACCAAACTTTTCAGGAGACATACCAGCATTGAACAAACCAGAGGACAATAAAAATTGGTTAGCCTGTTGAGCTTGACCAGCCTGAGTAGCCCCTGCGGCAATCTGTGCATCTGCCATAGAACGAGCACGATCCCTAGAGAACTGCTCTGGGTTAACCATACCACCAGTACCAGCACCAGCAGCCTCAGAGGATATTCCTAGGCCAATACGACCACGACTGAGCTGTTGGTTGCGTAGGGCAATGTCTTCTGCCTGTCTCTGTGGCGCTAACAACCCTTGTTGTTGAGACATGTACTGTGCAGCTGCCTCTTGTGGTGTGGTCTGGATAGCACCAGCAGCCTGTCCAGCCTTAGCATACATATCCTGCTGATAACCATAAGTTTCAGGGGACAACTGGTAGCCAGCTTGACCAGATGAGGGGTCAAAGAAAGTAGAGCCTGTTCCAGTGCGGATTGAGTATGGCTGAAACTTAGCCATCTCCATAGACTTAGCGGTATCTGCAAGCTGATTTTGACCAATGGAGCTTTGGACCTGCCCCATTGCATTAGCTGCCTTTTGCTGTGCCTCCGCATAAGAGATTAAACCTGCGTTGTAGTCAGAAAACGCTTGGTCTGCTACTGAACGTTGGGTCTCTGTGTCTAACCGAAGTTGTTCACGTACTCGTTTCTCTTCAGCTAAACGGGCAGCGTCTGAGGCTGCTTGAGCATCTGCTGCTTTACCTGCGGCTCTGCTTTGAAACATCCCACCTACTACGCTACCTACTACTGGTGCTATCCAAGGCATATTATTCTCCTTTTGTGATTAACACTTTGTCAATCTTGTCAATATTTTTTTCGTCTGTAGCATGTACGCAATACCAGACACAATCTTCTAATGCTTTAACACTATGGTGCTTGTTAGCTTCTATGTTAATACAGGCAGGTGCTTTGTACTCTTTAACCTCATCATCTACTTTAACTAACACTCTTCCCTTAGCCAGTATTGACATGTGAGCATAAGTGTGTTTGTGTTGCATAAGGAAAGTATCATATGGAATGAATGTTTCTTTAGCATACAACCCGTCTGAGAAGTGATGGTTAATCTCTATTTGCATTATCTATTCCACTTATTAAGAGGACAACTGTTACTAACAAAACGAATCTTAACCCAGATAGGGCAAGCACATTCAGTACACAGCGTCTTAGGGGCATCCTCTACTAGCTTACCCAAGGCATCGACAAAGAAGTACAAGGGGTCTTCACTCATATCCTTTTGTTTATCACAAGCAGTGCAAACAGCTAGACGCTCATCAATAATTTCTTTATCAGGTATAATCATCGTAGTTCAGCCCAAACATTTAAACCAGCACCATTGATTACATATGTTGTATTGTTTGGCACAATAAAAGATAATGGAAAGAATGATATTTGAGGAACACCACAACAAGAAACAGTGGTAGAATTAAAAATTGTAACCCCTCCTACAACCGCTGATGCTGTGTTTTTAACAGAAGCTGTAACTTGAATAGGGCGACCTGTACTGTTTGTGTAAGTGGTTCCTAATGATCTTGAGGGGTTTTGCCATGTTTGGTTTACCCCAATAGGGTCTGAAATTGTAATAGCAGCCGTTGTAGCAGAAGTTACCTGTCCTTCTGCGTTTACAGTAACCACAGGGATAGCTGTGGCAGAACCGTATGTATTAGCACTTACACCAGTAGGGGCAATCTTAGCCGTCGTAATAGCATCGTTTGCAATCTTGGCGTTTGTGACAGCACTATCTGCAATGTCACCTGTCTGAACAACAAAGTTATTTACAGCGGTTGTAACAAAGGCTGTAGTCGCTACTTGTGTTGTGTTGGTGCCAGCAGAGGGAGTGGGCGCTGTTGGTGTTCCTGTTAGCGCTGGACTAGCCAAGGGAGCTTTAAGCGCTAGAGGAGCCGTAATGTCATTAGCAATCTCAGCGTTAACAAAAGCGGTGGTAGCTAGTTGTGTGGTGTTGTTACCGACAGCAGCCGTAGGGGCTGTAGGGGTTCCTGTAAACACGGGACTAACTTTACCATTAGCAACACCATTAGTTACAGCAGTGCCAACAAAAGAGGTGGTAGCAATCTGAGTTGTATTAATGCCAGCAGTAGCCGTAGGAGCTAAAGGGGTGCCAGTTAACGTAGGGCTAAGTGTGTCAGCTTTGCTGTTAATACCCGTCTGAATGTTGTTAAACTCGTCATCAATCTCAGCGCCCTTAACAATCTTATTTGGGTCGCCTGTGAGTAACGCATCCTTACTCGCAAAGTTTGTAGCTTTTACATATTGAGCCATTAGCTAATCCTTCCAGTTTTAACAAAAGCGTCAATCTTTTGTACCGACAACTCTGATCCGTTTACATCAGCTTCAAAGCCAATTTGGATAGAAGTGCCTGCACCGCCAACGCTACTTTTAATTTTATCCAACACAACACCAGCATTAAACTCAGCTATGTTATATTCACCAACACCGTACTCAAAGATAGTACCCGATTCAATAACAAAAGGGTATGACCTATAAGCAGAGGAATAATCAACACCAACCTTAATTGTAAACTGTTGGTTTGAACCACCTAGAACAGTAATACCAATCTGTTTTAAGATCTTGGTTGTTGTTGATATGTTAAAGTCTACATAATGAGAGAAATAACGTAAGCGGTAGCTTTGTTGGTTATCTGAGTAACCATCATATTTACCTATACCGTTAACTTTACCAATTAACAAGTCTCTATTACGCCGCCGAAGAAAGGCAGCAGAAGGGTACTCATACCACACAGTTATACGGGCAGAACCATCTTCCAAAGGACTACGCATGTCTAAACAATAGACAGTTTCTGTTGATGGAAAAGAAATTAGGTAAAAAGCGTTAACTTCTGAGTAAACACTACCTACTTGATCTAAGCTCCCATAATTAGCATTTTCAGCAACAACATCCTTTAGGAAGTCATCTCTTACGTTCTTTGTCAAGTCTCGCATAGGCAAAGACTTTTCTTGAATAACACGGCCTAAGCTGCGAATACCAGTGTCAGACAGAAATATTAAATCATTTCCTGTACTCTGTACACTACGTTTAGCCACACAGCCTACACCAACAATAACGTCTTGAAGACCAAAGTTGGAACTAAGGGGGTTCTCTGCGCTTTTATAAATAACAATGTTGTGGCGACAGAAGATAATAAGGAAGTTATTATGCGCTGCAATGGCCTCAATGTCGTCCTCGTTATCTGGAAGGACAGCGGCAATGTTTAAAAAGCCACTAGAACCGCCGTTAAACGCTGGAAACGCACTGTCTGCTATGTCAGTACTCCAGTAGATATAATCCTTGTCGTGTGTCCAATAGCGACCCCAAGCAGCTATAACACCGTGTGGGTAAGCAGTACCAAAGTTTTGTGTTACCCCTGTAGCTGTTGTTATTGTTTTAGCTACAGGTGTACCAGCTAAAGTGTAAACAATAGGCTCATAGTTTTTCTGGACTAATAAAGACGTGTCGTTAAGACTAGCACCGTTCCAATCGTCAGCTGTGATTGTGTAACCTGCTGGAGTAATGTCTGTTAATACCGCACCTATACCGCCTGTAAACAACTTATTATTACCAGAAGAGATAACCTCTGTACTGTCGCCAGCATTAACATGTTCCATCATGTAGCGAATCTTTTGTCCTGCTAACTCGTTTACACCGTCTGTAGTCTGCATAAACCAGCCTTTACGGGCACCTAATCGACCATACTTATCAATAACAACGTTGTCAGCTAACTGTGCATAGTTAGGTGAGATTGTAACACCACTCTCTTGTGTGTTTAAACCAAAGAAACCGGGGGCAACAATAGAAAGTGTTTCAATCTGTTTCATACACTATACCAAACAGTTTCTTCAGGATGACGGCCTGCATCAAGAGAGATTGAATCAGCCAATGCAGACATACCAGCTCGGTATGCGTTAACACTCTGTTGTCCACCGTCTTCACCACGTTCTTCAATTGCCATGGCTGTGGCTAGGAGAATAACAGGGCGGGATGGAATTACCATATTATCAGAATCGTCAACCAAAGGAACATTACGCAACACTACGTTAAATCGTAAAGTGTAGGCACCATCAGGAACAGGGTAAATATCTACCTGAGTATCCCCATCTTCACTAACTCCATTAAAGTTGTAATAAGCAGGCTCCCCTTGTTCTGGGTCAGTTAACAAAAAAACTTCATTAAACCAGTTAGCATCTTTGTACAACATAACAAGATCACTTGTATCATTTAGGACACTTAGGACTTCAAAGTTATTTTTACTACCTTGAATTTCATAGTTAAACGTCCCGGGTGTTGTGGTAGCTGTTAGTGTCTGCCGTAAGGCGCTCCACTTCCATGCAGCCTCTACTTGGCTTTTGGCTTCGTTTACAAAATCACCAATCAAACGGGAATAGCTGTTTGCATTGCCTAAACCTTGAACAGTAGTTGCTTCACTTTCTCGGAGTCTCCGTAGAACACTGTTTACTAGATCAATATATGTCATATCATTCCCCTTCAAAAGAGTATATAGCCGCCTCTTTATACAAATTAAACGAAGCAATAACACTCATCTCTGACCCTACCTCTGTTAACACCTGTATGGAGTCCCCGCTTTGTATAACCATACTGTCGCTAAACTGTAAGTAG